CTGACCGCCGATCAAATTGATCGGAATGAGACCATATGGTCCCGAAACAGTAGGGTATGCCATGTTTCTTAACTCCTAAGATTTATTTGCCTGAACCAAACGATGTTTTGGACCTACGCTCTGTAAAGAGCGGCATCCTTGGATCGTTTTCACGCATGAAGTTGCTATCCACTGATTCGTTCTGGTCTTGGGTCATCTTCTCAAAGTGAGCACGACGTTGTTCCATAAACTCAGTAGGAATCTTGCAAAGCAACAAACCTGCGACTTCGATGTTGTCCTTAAAGCGGCTATCCGGGTCGGTTATATTTTGGAACTTTGGTTGTTCCTCAATACGTACTGGTTCCCAGCCTTCACGAAAAGCCGACGAAGTATTGCGAGCATCACTCTGCCCCAGTGTCGATACGCGTACCCATCGGTAGTTGTATCCGTCTAACTTATCAGGCTCAGGCAGCGTTGAAGCTGGTTGCCAAGCCTTAGGCCGTTCGGCCTGTGCACGAGTGTCTACATCACGCGTAATACGATTCTCAGCCATCTTATTTCTCCTTTGCAACTTCACGAGCATACTGCTCGGCGGTTAAACCCAACTTTTTAGCGATTGCTAGCTGGGACTGTCTTAGTACGATCTTTTTGGAGGATGTACTTCGTGACGCAGAGGCGACAACGGCTGATTTGTTTGTACGCGCAGCAGGTCTTGTGTCACTGCTAGCTGGTTCAGAATCCCCGAAATACTCAGGAAAACGACGACGCATCGTTGTGTCGATAACGCCCCAATATTCGTCAGTACCGATGTATCTATCACCGTACTGTTTTTTGAGCTTTTGATCTAGCCCTATAGCCGAGGCGGTCATTTCCTCATCCAGACCAAACCATTGATTGCGCTCTTGCCACGCAGTCGTTTTTTGATCTGGGCGCGGGATTTGGACCGCTTCCGAAGCAAGTTGTACCTCAGTCTCTTGAGGTTGTAAAGCAGGTTTATAATTAGCAAGTTGTTCGAGCCTATATTGAGCAGTATGTAACTTCTCTTGGGCTTCGAGTACTTTATCTGTATCCCCTGCTTCATAAGCATCACGGTAAGCCCTACGAGCTTCAGAGAGTTCAAACTCTACGTTTTGCTTAACACTACCAACCAATGACTCCTGCCCGTAGGCGATTGTTTGGCGAAGCTGTTCGGCTTCTTGGCGGTAGCGTTGTGCAGCAGTAAGAGCCTCGTTCTGTTCGCGCTGGTAGCGTTCCTTTTCACGGCGCTCATCATGCCAGACCTTCTTCATCTGCTTTAGACGAAGTTTGACCTTTTCAGAATACTCTTCGAGTTCGTCGGCTTCGAGTTCGTCAACGATCTCCTTCGGCATCGGCTCACGGCCTCGGTCGGCCTCTGGGGTATCGTCTTCTACCTCAATTTCGGGTTTACTGACTTCGGTGTCAGTAGCTTCATCTTCGATTTCAAAAGAGAAATCATCATCATTTTCTTCAATCATTTGTGCCTCCTAGGCTTATGCGCGTGAAATACCTCGGGGGTCTTCAACCACCCCTTCGATTGCATCATCGTTAAGTATGCGGAACTCTCGGCCATGGATTTTGACGCGGGTACCGGCATGTGGTCGTACAAGGATAAAATCGCCCTCTTTGCACCACGGGCCACTTGGGAACCGTTTCTTATCCTTATAGGCGTCAGGACCGACTTTCATGACGAATAGTGTAACCGTCAGCAGTTCTTCGTGCTGAAGGGTTATATCCGCCTTGATAATCCCGCCATCGGTCTTCTTCTCGATATCTGGCAGCGCACAGAGAATGCGATATCCAGAGGGATCAGGAAGCTGCTTAGGTCGATCTTCTACAGCAAATTCGGATGCTGCGCCGACCTTAGGTATAGGTTTACCTGCTATGTCGATAAGATCAGTCATCCTCCACCTCCATGCGTTCAGCGGCTTCCATGATGATATTGTTTGCTACGAGTAAACCACGGTATATGCCGCAAGCGTACTTATAAGCCCCAAAATCAGCAGCGTTACCCATTGCCATGTCTGCTTCGATAACTCTCAACTCTTCTTGCACCTTTTTTGACAGGTGCCTGAGTAAATCACTCATTTGTTACCTCTTCTGTTGTAGGAAAAGCCGGGGTGGCTTTTCCTTGTTGCTGGTTCATATTCATCTGGTCACGGATAACTTCCATGCTGATGCGTAGACCCTCTGCCTCTTGCTCGGCGTCCAGTTTACCCTTGGACTCCGCAAGTTTTGCACCGATCTGTAGACCGGCTATCTCTTCTTGTGATTCAATACGCTTCTGCTCAAGCTCAAGCTTGTCGCTTCTCTCAGCGGCGTCGATCTGCATTTTTTGCTTCTTGAGTTCGAGTTCGCCCTGCTTAATAGCCAGTTCCTGCTGCTGCATCTGGATGATTGGGTCCTGAGCCATCTGCTGGTTCTGTTGTTGTTGCGCTTCAGCCTGCTTCTTTTGTGAAAGCTGCTGTGCAGCGGCTGCTACAAGGCGTGAAACCTGAAGCTCAATATCTTCGCTCATCTCGGCATTAGGTGGCGGAAGCGGAACGCCCGCCTGCTCTTCTATCTGTTTGCGGTAGGAGAACGCCAAATGCTCTTGCATGTGGGCCTGCATAGCAGCCATAACAGTCTGGCCCTGTGGGTTCTGGCCAATCATTGCAGCCACCTCTGGGTCTTGCATCATTGCCGTATGTACAGCGATATGTGAGTCGTGGTCTTGATATATAAACGCTTTGACGGGTTTGCCGTTTATGACATCCATGTTCTCGGACATAGGGTCACGCGGTTTCATATCGTCGCCATCTGTAAGTGGGACAAGCTTCTCGGCGTTTGTAATACCTAATACGTCAAGCATCTGACGGTGCAGATAAGGCATGTCGTAAATCTGCGGGGCAGTCTGAGCCAACTGAAGCACAGCTTGATACTGCACGATCTTCTGCGCCATTGTAGCAGCGTTGGGGTCAGATACAGGTATAACAGAGACCATATCATAGTCGGCTTGCTTTGCCTTACGGCTACCTTCTACGGGGTCATAGCTGTACGACTCTGGTGTGTAGTCGCGGATGATACCCTTAAGAAGCCGAAACTCTTGCTTCATCGAGTAATGGACGCGTGCCTGAATGGCGGACATGGACTTAAGCGTGCGCTCAAGGATAGCCAGTGTGGTGCCCACAGGAGCCTGCCCAGACATATCGCTGATCTTCATATCAGCAGCGCCTGCAAAACGACGGCCTTCTTCTACTATGGTACCTAGAAGGCTATAGAGTACTTGGCTTGGCTCCTTATAGGGCAACGGCATGATGTTATCACGCATTGTCCCTGAGGCTACGTCTACGTCACGCCACTCAGCCGGTGCTATTGGTGTGTCATCACCCTTGACACGCAAGCCCTTAGTTTTGAAACCACCCGGGAGATTAGATAGAGTACCAGCATCAACAAGCTGACGAATAAGACTGGTGCCAGACTTAGCAAAAGCACCAATGAGATGAATAAGGCCAAAAGCGTAGAACCCAAAGCCCGGAACATACGGGTAATGTACGAAATGCTGGCGTTTAAGCTTTTTTTTGTCATCGGAGTTCCAATTACGGCGGATAGACAGGATTGTCTGTGTACCCTTCTCAATGGTTACAATATACGGAAGAGCGATACCTTCGTCTTCATCATCACGGAAATTATCATCTTCAAGCTCAAGTTCGACTTGCATCTCAAGTAGCTTGTATCGGTCATCAGTTGACGCCTTAAAACCCATGCGTTCAGCGATAGCTGTTTCGACTTCGTCAAGGCTATCTACGGGGTCATCAAGCTCAATATCACGGTAGAACCCTGCTGCTTGCAGCTTCTTGACCTCATTAGGTGTCTTCCGCATTACGTGGGTGACGCGCCCAGCGACTTCCAAACTAGACGCGCCATAAGGTACGACAACGTCCTCAGAAGGCACGTACATCGCTGTCTGACGACCGAGTGATGGATCGTAATAGACCTTCTTAAACGCATTTCCTGAGAGGCCCAACCCCCACAGCATACGCTCATGTTCAGGCCGATATTCGATCATCACATCGGTCAACTGGTAATTCATGTCGGCTTCAACGCGTTCAGCGGCTTCTTTCTTTGCTGGCGTCTCTTTACCTATAATCTCCGTCCGCACAGGCCCACGGGCCGGGAACGTCTCCATCATGGTCTCAGCTTGGAACTTAACTAGCGCTTCGCTCATTAGTGGGTGATATACACCGCACGCACCGGGCCAAGGCTCAGTACGGTCGTCAACCTTCATACCAAGCAACTCAAGCCCATCTACATAGGTCTGCATCCAGTCTTTACGGCTGCTAATATCTTCGTCAAACTCACCCAACAAGTCACTCGCAAGCTCAGTAAGATCGCCCTCATCCATGTCTTCGGCAAGATTTTCTGCGAACTCATCGTCCTCGTCGATCTCGACCTCGGCTTCTTCTTCCTCCGCGTCCTCGTCTTCAATCTCAATTTCAATATCGAGACCTTCGTCCATATCAGGCGCGTCTAAATCTAAACCCATGGGTGCTTGGTTAAGTGATTTGTCGATGTCCATTATATTAACTTCCCTTTAGTTTTGCCGCGCTTAGCGATACCGTCGCCGCGAGAAGCTTTTGATTTAGTGGCGGTGACCTTACCCCCCTTAGCCTTACGTTTTATTGGCTTCCAACTTTCAGTTGCGTTGTCCCAAACTTGTGCGTCACGCGACCGTACAGGTGCCCCTTGAGGTATCCTGTCACTTGGAACCCTAACCACAGGCTTGACGCCACGATTGCCTGCTGAGGGCACTTCTGCATCTGACATAGTGAAGTACTTGTTAGCCTTCTTACCCGGCGCTGGCCGCATATACCCGGACTTAGCCATATCTGCTAGTTCTGCAGGAGTAGATATATTGCGATACCCGTATTTAGGGAGTTTATCACCGGGTTTATATTCTGGACCCATTATTTTTTCTGAATACATCCTGTTAGTTACAGATGGTGCGCTTGGGGCATTTGCACGCCTAACAACCTGCCTACCTATTTTGCCACCAACCAATGGTAGCGCCGTTAAGCCAACCGTAGCGTAATCACTTGCGGTACCTTTACCCTTTAGGATTTGGCGTGTAGAGCGCTCTGCTGTCTTTAACCCTGTAAGGTCTTCTATATTACGCATTGCGTCACCCGCAAGGCGGTACGCATCGCGCTCAGATTTACCGCTAAGCCGATGTATCTGCCTAAGCCCTGCACCTACAGTAGAGTCAATAACTTTCTCCGCTATACCGGGACGGTAAGTCGATATGGTAGGTTGCTTCTTTTTAGGCCCAGCCATTAGTAATATCCCTGATTGCGATTGCTTTTAAAATACTTGATTTCGTCGGGTTCGTCTAGGTCGGTTGTAATGTACCCGCCCCTACGGAAGCGGTGCAAAGCCATAGATACAGTATCGACATAGTCATCATGAGTACCGGCTGGAAATTCAGCCACTTCGTCAATCACTTCTTCTGCCCACCGAGAGGCAGGTGCCCATACCCGTCCAGACGCAAACAAGTCGCTCACAGCGTTCAAACGGGAGATTTTGTCGTTCCCCCGTGTAGGTGTAAACTCTTGTACCGGTATCCCCATAGCTCTCATCTCGTAGATCAAAGGTGCACCTGAAGCCTTCTTTTCTATGATAACGCTGTCTGGCTCCCACTCTTTATACTCCTCGATGGCGCACCGCTTCAGTTCGGGAAACTCCATGCGGTCACGGAAAGCATTCAGTAAGATAATGTTAGCTTGCTCGTTGCCAGCGTCGTCAGCTTGGTAGAATACTCCCCACGTTGTACACGCTGAATAGTCGGCGCGCTGCGTCTTCTCGAAGGCCGTATCCCATGATTGAAGAATGAAATCACACTTGGGCGGTATGTCGCTATCCCACTCCTGCCACCACTCACGCTTGACGATAGCAGCCGACTCAGAGATCGGGTTCTGTTGATACTGCGCCATCCACTTGCTGTTAGGGACGTCGCGCTTAACCTTCTCAAGCTCGTCAAGTTTCCAGAACTCAGGCCATAGCGGCTTCTCGCTGGGCAAAATTGCTGGAAATTCAATGACTTCCCACTCATCCATGCTGTCGTTAGCTAGCGCATCCTTAAGGATTTGGCCCGTTAAGTCCCTCTTACTCCACCGTGTCATCACGATGACGATGGACCCACCCGGCTGGAGACGCTGACGCGGACCAGATGTATACCACTCGTAGGTCTTGTCGTAGATGTCGGGGTTTATTTCTGCGATAGCAGCTTCCTGCACTGAGTGCGGGTCATCAATGATGAGCACGTCGGCACCTTTACCAGTCACCGCACCGCCCACACCGAAAGCGAAGTAATCACCCCCTTTCGACGTATTCCACCGGCCAGCAG